CAACGCATTAGTTATATTTTCTCTTACATTAGTAGCAGCATTTTCAATTGGTGTGAGATAGCGCTTAACACCAGGTGCTTCCATTATAAGACGTTTACCTGCAAACGATAATGCGCCTTTCTGCGGTCCAGCTGCACGTACATGGCCATAAAGATCTGTAAAATATTCTGCAAGTTCTTCAGGCTTCCTTATATCTGGTATAAGACCTTTAGCAAGATCAATAGCTAAGTTTTGTCCGTCAAGTGTTGGCGGTGCTTCATTAGGCAATCTACCTATTAAACTTAATTTAGCCGGTTCAGCCATCCTTAAACCCTCCTACCTTTTCCACTAGAATAACGTTTACCTTTACGTGGATTAGCTCTATTTGTACTAGGCTTTTCTAATTTAGCACGTCCTGGACCTGTATGAGCTGCATCTTTGCCGTCACCATTTCCATAGGTACCTAGGCTTCTATTAGCTTTGTTCGCTTTAACTCTTAAATCTTTTCCTTTTTTAGTTTTGTTATAAGCCTTTTGTTGGGCTTTGCGATTACCATTAGCGTACCGAGCTGCCATAAAGACTCCGTTGTACAAGATCAGGGTTTACGGTTGGCATTACATTTGCCAACTTCTCTAAAGGGCTACCTTCATAGGCAACACCAGTTATATCATTTGTTTTCAGCCAATCACAAGCTGCTTTTAATTCATGAGCTGATGCTTCGCCACTCTTAACCCTTCTAAGGAATTCTTCTGTGACTAAGTTATGTAGCTCATTGAATTGAATCTCCGATGCCTTTTTCATTATGTACTCTTTTTAGGTTTTGATGAAGAAGTTTTAGCAGCTTTAGCTTTTGCTTCTGCTTCTTTCTTTGCTGCTTCTGCGAATTTTAGTGATAAAGTACTCATTTTTTTTCAGTAGGTTTAAGTTTAATTACAGACACAATTGGTACTACATCATTACACATATGCTCAACTCGTGAGCCAGGTCGTATAGTAAAACCTTTCTGCATCAATTCCGCACATTTAAGTGTACGTACGAGTTCATAATCAACTCGCATCTTCTCTTCTTGTCGTTTAGCTAATGATTTACATCTCTCAGTTATAGAGTAATCCATAGGAAACATAAAGTTTAATTGAGCGCCATAATTCCAGCCTCTCGAATAACTATCTGGATCATACGGTTTATTTTCACTAGCTAACCAAAAAGGTGAAAAGGTCATAGTAGGACCGTTGCAAGCAATAGCCCTATTATTATAACCACCCATCTGTTGTCTAGACGGTGCTCCATTATTCTGGAATTGCACCGCCTGATTAGTGACATTACCCGTTGCAGTACTCTCAGGTGCTGCTATATTATTTGTCTCATCTCCTTCTGCATAAACAGGTAAACCTATTGTGAGAAGACCGATAAGGAGGTAGTGGTAGCGGTTGTGTTTATGGTTCTGTCTATATCTATTGTTTCTAACAGAACTAAACCAGTCTGTGTATCTGCTAATCTGGTTATGACATCTAGTTGAAAGTCGTCGCCAGCTACAGTCTGGGTGAAGGTTGTTGCTGAATCTGTAATATCCCCAGATGCGGTTACATTTGTTCCAGACCAACTTCTGAGTTCTCCACCATATACTTTTTGATCGATGGTCTCTGTGACGGTTTGAGTTGTGTTTGTTGTTGCGTTCATACTCCCTTGCGTAAAGGCGGGAGTAATTTGATTTGCTCTTGCCACGGAGGGGGATAGCAGTGCTAAGAGGAGAAGCCATTTCTTCATTTATGTATCGATAGTTTGTGGTTTAGAATCGGGAATTATAGAAGCACCTTCAATTTTAAGAGGTGTTTCAACTCTAATAGTTTGATAACTACCTGCGTTTGCTTTAGCAAGCATTGCTTCCATATCCTTCTTACTGACACCTTCTCCACCACCTTTATTCTTAGCTGTAGACAATCCAAAGGAACTTAAAGCTCCCGTAAAGACACTGGCTATAAAGGTCGGATCAAATGTTTGTTTAGGGAATCCAGGTAAATCAATATAAGCTAAAGTAAGGCAGAATCCTGACCAAACAACAATACCAAGTCGTACTGCTACGCCAATGATTGCCATTTGCTCTTCACGGTCTGGGACTGCTTCTGATAGCTTTCCCATAAGACCTTTCTTTTTATCTTCTGTTTTAGGTGGTGTCGGTAGTTTTGGTTCCATCTTTGGTGAATTTCTTTTGTATACGTTTGGCAAGTTGCATGAATATTGGTTTAAATACCTTCACACAATGTTTAAATAAGCTAGTAGCAGTAAGAGTAGCAGCAACAGAAATAGCCGCCGTAGTGGCTGCTGTTACCATTATCTCTTCCTGCGGTACTGGCATTTGATAGTTAGTCCAAGGTATAGTTACCATCTTAACTTCAGGTGGTGGAGGTCTACCTTCATTATCTTCTTCTTCCTCTGATTTAGTACCTTCTAAAACTCGTAAGTCTCCAGCTGGTACTAAGAGAGGAGTGAATGTTGGTAAGTCAGCCTTTGGTGTATCTAATATAGGTCGAGGTAAATCTGGTGCACTAGGTAAAGATTGGCCCGGTAAAATAAATTGTGGAAAAATAGGTGGCTCTGCCATGGTTAAGCAAGTTTCTTAAATATGATATAAGTACGATACGGATCAGAACCACCTTGTAAACCATTATGACTATGACCATTTGTAATGGTTGCTTTAAATCTTGCAGTTGAAGCATTACTTATAGTCATAATTGAAACATTAGTATAACTATTCTCTTCAGTTCTAGCGGGTGCAGAGAAAGAACCGCGATTTATTTCAGTCCAAGCTACACCACTATTAGTGCTTAAATGATTCATTAGTCTGCCTGCTCCAGCATTACTGCCTTCAAGACCTATCCTAACATAAATCTCCCATGTGCCTGTAGACGGGAATGTAAAAATACCCGCACTTTCGGTCATTCCAGTTCCAACTTTCGTAAATCCACTAGCAGCTCTAGCGCCATCAGGTACACGTAAATCATCCCCAGACAGTAGTACATCATCAGAAAAATCACCGCTATTACCACCATCAGTAGATTGAACCCACATATCAATTTCAGATAATCCTCCTTCAACATCTGCCCAAGTTAAACCACCGGTATCACCTGATTGTTTGGATAAGAATTGACCATTACTACCTGCATTACTGATTTGTAATTTAGCTTCATTAATAGCTTCATTTGCTAAATGTGCTTGATCTATAGATCCATCATTATAATGTTCTGAATCAATAGAATTGTCGGCTAATTTTGTTTCATCTATAAGATCAGCTGTTAAGCCTGCAGCTGTTATTTGTGTTAATCCCATAATTTTAAGCTATTGCCATCCAAAAGTAATTGAACACTGGACTTGAACTATATTCATTAATATCATTATCTGCTAAATTGGTTACTACAAAACCATCTGTAGTTACATAAATCCAATTATTAGTAGATGTTGAGTAGATACCACTGGAATTTAATTGTAAAGATTTTTTATTACTAGATGTTAAACCTGTAACAGAGTCGAAAACAAACCATCCAGTATTAGAATTTTGATTTTTAACCATAATAAATCTAGGTTGGAAGCCGCAAGTAACTGTCACCGCTGTAGGAGTATTACCTCCTCCGACGCCGTCCCCAACATAACTTCCCATATTAAGTATATTATCTCTCTTTGCCCATAATATGGCATGATAGGTTTCACCAGATTCATTACCCTTACCTCCATCTCCGCCCATATAAATATTTGTTGCGGTAGGAGCACTTAAAGATTCTCCTAAGTCCTTACTACTTTTAGCGGCGTTGTCATAAAGTATTAGTGACTCAGCACTTCCTGAGCCAGCTGTCCATCCAGCTAACGTTGATAGAACTGTATAATATGGGTCAGTGCTTCCACCTCTTACCCAAATCATATCAGGTGCAACGCCTAATTTATGTGGTATAGCTCTATTACTAGCATCATTACCAGACCAAGTGACTACATCTAGAACTTGTGGACATCGTTTCCACATAAACATTCTATAATTAGTACTACTCGCATTGACTCTGGCATTATTAGCAAGTCTAATACCATTAGATGCATCCCAACGGTAAATGAACATATTAGATGTGGTAACTGCTTCACTAACATCGAATTTCTCTTGCCAACCTTTACCATGTATTCTTAACATACTTGCCCAACTATCGGAATCACTAGACGATTGCAAGTTATCGTAACGTTTAGTCCATATCCAATCTGGATTAAATAAAGTGGTATGCCATTTGTCATGGTGTTTATCACCGCCATTATTACCTTCATAGTCAATAATATGTAATAGCCTACCATGTTCCCCATCTTCTAAAGGTCGTCCTACTAATCCATCAGGACGTCGGATAGCATAGTATACATAAGTTTCACCACTTTCATTGAAGTTCTCACTCGTTGAATTGACTCTAAATCCTGTACTACTGTTTGGACTTAGTATAACACTATTACCTGTCTCTGCAATATTATTTTGACTAGATAACTTCCAATACCCAGTACTAGAATTAGTTTCTCCGAAAGTTTCTACACTTTGGATACCGTTCTTTTGGCAATCAAGCATAAACCAATCCCTATCATCTGTAGCACCACGTATGAAGATGTGTTGAGGTTCCCATCCTAACTCGATATCGTTAGTAGTACCACCGTCACCAGTATAAGTACCTGCTTTAGCGATTTGTTGATCTTCATCCTCACCGAATCTAGCGTCATCTCCCCATATATACATTATATACTTACCACCACTCTGATTGACTTTAGCACTAGTACCTAATCGTACGACACTACTGGTTGGTGTTGTATCATCCCATATAGTAGAATCAGTGTCTTGATCATCACTATTTATAACAGAATACTTCCCATTACCATGTTCTTTATGATAAACAATCCAATCTTGATCAGTACTATCTCTAGATTTTACCCAAATCCATGCAGGAACACTTTTTAAATTATGAGAAATATCACGAGCTGTTGCGTTACCGTCGTAAGTAACCATATCTAAAAACCCAGGAGCTTGTCTAAACGTCCATGAGCATCCCCAAGTACCATCATCATTATGATCTTCAGCACCCCAGGTCATACCATCGGTATGTAGGTCTGTAATCCAAGTAGAAGCATAGACGTACTCATCATCATCTGAGTTTAATGTGAGTCGATAATCAGCAGAAGCATTCCTTTCGGTATCCAAAAGGTAAAAATCTCTGCCTCCTAGCGTTCGAACTTCCCGGGTGATTAGTAAACCACCTTCAGTTTCTAAATCTATATTATTATAGACTCTTCTAGTACCGCCTTCACCTCTAATATG